TTAGTGTAGATGTAAAGGCTAGAAGAACTGGAAATAAAAACAAATCTTTGGATGACGCATGGATTGTTGTTGAGTTTTTAAATACAATGGGTAATAAAGGTTGGCTGTATGGTGACTGTGATTACTTTGTGTTTGAAAGAGAGCATGACTATGTATGGTGTGATGCAAAAGAGTTAGTAGAATTAACTGACAAAGTTGTAGATAAAAACACCAGAGTTAAAAGTTATAGTGATGCTGAATACAAAACATGGGGTAGAATACATCAAGGAAAACAAGACCTTATCTCAAGAATAGAGATGAGTTTAATACTTAATTTAAATAAAACATTTATTATGAAAAAATCTCTTGACATTATTTCAGAGGTATGTCATAATTCATTTATTAATAACAACGAAAGGAAAACACAAATGAGTGTACTAAAAGGAAACGCATATTGGGCTAGTATAGTTAGTCCAAATACTACATTTGATTCAGATGGAGTATGGTCGATAGATGTATCTAATCTTGACGAGAAGAATATTAATCAAGCTAAAGCTGATGGATTAGATGTAAAGAATAAAGGTGATGATCGTGGTAGCTTTGTTACTATTAAAAGAAAAGTGAGACGTAAAGATGGTAACATGAATAAACAACCTGAAGTGGTTGATGCTGCGAAAAGAAACATTGCTAGTACTATGATTGGTAATGGTTCAGAAGTCAATGTACTTTATAGTACATATGAGTGGGAGTTCAAAGGTCGTTCTGGAGTCTCTGCTGATTTACGTGCTGTGCAGGTAACTAATTTAATACCTTATAACGTAGATGCTGATGCAGATGAAGCTTTTGAAGTAGTTCCTGATGGATTTGTAACTGAAGATTCAGATGAAGAACTAACCTTCGCTTCTTAACCAACCATGAAAGGATGGAGAGGTACTACTGAACGAGTATCTCTCCATTATTTATTATGAAATCTATTGATACTTTAGTAAAAGATATATACGATTTGTTTGATCCTCTTGTAGAGGTAGAACTAGATGAGAAAGAAGTTGATACTCATTTAGATTCTTTTACAGAGAGTCTCAAAGAAACATTAAGAAACTTTTTAAATGAGGTACCTGTTAAGAGACGTAACCTAAGACTCTCTGCTATAGGTAAACCTGCTAGACAATTATGGTATGACAAAAATTCTAAAGAAGAACCTAAACCTTTAGAACCTAGTACAAGAGTTAAGTTTTTATATGGTCATATGTTAGAAGATTTATTGATTCTTTTCTCAAGGCTTGCAGGACATACAGTAACTGACCTACAAAAAACAGTAAGTGTTAATGGAATAAAAGGACACCAAGACTGTGTAATAGATGGAGTGTTAGTTGATTGTAAGAGTGCATCAGGTAGAAGCTTTGAAAAGTTTTCTAAGAATAAGTTATACTCTGATGATCCCTTTGGTTATATAGCACAGATCTCTGCTTATGCTGAAGGTAATGGAGTAGATGAAGCTGCTTTTCTTGCAATAGATAAACAGAATGGGAACATATGTTTAACTCCTGTTCATTCTTTGGAGATGATTAATGCTAAAGAAAGGATTGACTATCTTAAAGGAGCAATGGATAAAGCTAATCCACCTGATAGGTGTTATGATGATGTGCCTGATGGTGCTAGTGGCAATCGTAAGCTCGCTTTTGGTTGCTTCTATTGTGAACATAAGCGTTCTTGTTGGAGTGATGCGAATGAAGGTAAAGGGTTACGTGTATTCAATTATGCAAATGGAAACAGGTATCTTACGAAAGTTAAAAAAGCTCCTAATGTAGAAGAGGTTACAACATGGTAAGTCATTGGGTTAGGTATGGTACTGAAGAACCTTTCGTACCTAACCTAGATAAGTTTGGGTTTGTTTATCTTATAACTAATAAGCAGACTCGTAAAAAATATGTAGGTTGTAAACAATATTTTTCTATGGGGAAGAAAAAGAAAAAACATAAGTGGGAAATATACACAGGATCGTCTAAATATTTAAATGAAGATATAAAAAAGATAGGTAAAGAACATTTTACTTTTGAAGTTATAGCTGAATATAAAAACAAAAGAAGTTTACGATACTATGAAGCATATTATCAAATGAAATGGGATGTTTTAACTTCTACTATAGAAGGTAGTGATGAACCTGCTTTTTATAATTCATATGTAGGTGGTAAGTGGTATAGACCTATTGAAAGTTATAAAGATCCAGATTATTTAAAAAAAGTACAAAGACCTTTAAGGTGTACAAAAGAAAATGGAGATATAATTATTTTCAATGGAAGTTTAGAAATGGAAAATGCAGGGTATGACGCATCAACAATTTTTAAAATAGCTAAAGGAGGTTATCATAAACGTAATGATAGACCTAAAGGTTATTCAATAAGAAAGAGACATAAAGATATAATTAAAGTAGAATATATATAAAGAAAGGAAATAAAAAAATGGAAGAAGAGTGGAAAGATATAACAAAACCTTATCCTATTGAAGGTTATAAGATTAGTTCTTATGGAAGAATTAAAAGTTATAAAGCTAAAGAACCTTATATTATGAATAATTCTAAAGATAATAATGGTTATCCAAAATGTTCTTTAAGCACTCCTAAAAAAGGTGCTAAGTATTCAGGAGCAATCCATAGATTAGTAGCTCTTAATTTTATTCCTTTTACTAGATTTGATAATGAAGAATGGTGGAATAATATGCCTAAAGAAAAACAAGAATTATTTTTTTATAGTGCTTTTCAAGTTAATCATATTGATGGAAATAAAACAAATAATTGTGTGGACAATTTAGAATGGACTACACCTCAAGAAAATAGTAAACACTATCGTGATAATAATTATGATTCTGAAAAACATAAGAAAAAAATGAAGGAAGTAGGGAAAAAAATAGCTGAGTCTGGTTCTTTAAAAGGTAATAACAATCCTAGATTTGGTAGAAAATTTTCAGATGAAATGAGAGAAAACCAAAGACAAAATACTTTAGGAGAAAAAAATCCTATGCATGGTAAAGAAAGAACAGAAAAAGATAGAGAAAGTATTGGAGATTCTTTAAAAGAATATTATAAAAATAATCCTGCAAAGAAAGGAAAAGATAGTCCTACTTATGGTACGAAACATTCAGATGAAACTAAAAAAAAGATAAGTAAAGCAAGAAAAAAGTTTATAAAAGATAATCCAGATTGGGTTCCTCCCCAAAGAGGTAAGCCTATATCAGAGGAACAAAAGCAAAAACAAAGTAAAGCTATGTCTGGAGTATTAAAAACTGAAGAACATAGAAAGAAAATTACTGAAGGTTTATTAAAATTTTATAAAACAGAAAAAGGATTAGAAAAAATAAAAAAACATACAGAGTATTGGAAACAGAAAGGAGGAAAAAATGTCAGTAAAGGAAGCAATGTACAACACAGCACTAGCTGAGTTTCATTCTCAAAGAGATAAAGCTATAGCTACTGCACGTATATACTTGGAGCATCCTGTTGGTATAGGAGAACATCCCCAAGTTATTGATGAATTTATTAAACAAGTTAAACTAGCTGCTGAAGCAGAAGAAGCTGCGTCTATGTTAGTTGATACATTTAGAGATGAAATAACTCAAGAAGACTAATGAATGAAGAGTACATTGAGATACTAACAGAGATAAAGGAACGTGAGAACAGTAGTCCTGAACGCATGTTATTTTTATCTGTTATATTTCAAGCATTGTTAGATGCAACAAAAGAAAAGACTACAGTAGAATCACCACGTACAAGTGTTGAAAGAGCTAATGCTCGTGCATGGTTCTTCTGTAGTGTAGGTGTAACATGTGATAACTTTGAGTATGTCTGTGAGAATGCAGGTATGGATGCACAGTATACAAGAAGTTTTGCAATTAAAGTAATTAACTCAAAGGAAATAAAATATGTCAGACAAAGGATCAGAAGAGTGCTTGATAAATCCTGAAGAAGATAGAGGATGGTCAAGAGAAAGTCACGAACAGTATATGGCTAGACGTAGTGCAGAAGAAAGTTTAATTAATAAAGAAAGGTTTAATAAAACTAAACCTAGTGATAAACAAATAGGTGGTAATCATTATAAAGACTGTGCTATACAACCTGTAGATTATATTGTTAAAAATAATCTTGACTTCTTAGAGGGTAATGTGGTAAAATATATAACTCGTCACAAAACAAAGAATGGCATAGAAGATATTAGAAAAGTAATACACTATGCAGAGTTAATATTAGAAAAGAAGTATGGAAAGGAAAAATAAATGGCATCATTAATGGGAAGTAATTATTTACCTACAGAGTATCAATCATTTATACATATGTCTAGGTATTCAAGATGGTTAGAAGACGAAGGTAGAAGAGAGAGTTGGAGTGAAACTGTAAATAGACTTATATCTTTCTTTAAAAAACATATTGATAATAATTATGATGGAGTAATTAAAAAGAAAGAATGGAATGATTTAGAAGAAGCTATACTTTCTTTACAAGTTATGCCTTCTATGAGAGCATTAATGACATCAGGTGATGCATTAGATAGAGAGAATGTTGCAGGTTATAACTGTTCTTATATTCCTATTGATAGTCCAAGAGCATTTGATGAAGTGTTATATATACTTATGAATGGTACAGGTGTGGGTTTCTCTGTTGAAAGACAGTATGCTGACAAGTTACCTACTGTTCCTGATGTAGATTTTGAACATACAGAAGATGTAGTATCTGTTGTTGATTCTAAAGAAGGTTGGGCAAAAGCATTTAGAGATTTAATATCTTATCTTTACACAGGTAGAGTTCCTAAGATAGATGTAAATAAAGTTAGACCTGCAGGTAAAAGATTAAAAACATTTGGTGGTAGAGCTAGTGGACCTCAACCTCTTGTAGATTTATTTGACTTTACTATTCTTAAATTTAAAAGTGCAAGAGGTAGAAAACTTTCCTCTATGGAATGCCATGACATTG